ACATCGCGGTTGAATGCAATTACGAGGAGCGCCTGCTGAACCGCAGCGACCGCATTCCCTCGGTGCTGAAAGACCGCATCCGGCACAGCCATTTCGAGGTTTCGGACGTAATCCGTTGGCTGCACAAGCAGGATCTCAGCGGCGTGCTGACCATCTTCCTGCTGCATTTGTCCTCGGGCAACAGTCGTGCAGAGGCGTGGCAGGCGAGGTTTGAACGGGAGTTTCCCGGCATTGCAATCCGCATCTGCCCGGAATGAAAAATTTTTTCCCGGAGTTGACCGTTTGTGGTCAATTTTTTGGGCGAATTACCTGATAAGTGAGGAGCAAAACCATGCGAAAGAAATTATGCCTGGGTTGCGCGCAGGCAATGCAGAAACGCGAAGACATCCGCTATACCGGCAAGCGCACGCAGGTCGGTATCTGCGGCAGCTGCCACAGCAAAATGCTAGTGACCGAGTACATCGTACCGGACAGCGTGCCGCAGCCTGCGCCCAAAACTCTGCCGGAAACCGAGCCGGAGCAGCCCAAAGCGTCCGGCGGTTCGGGCGAAAAGTGGACGATCAGCCTGACGATTGACAGCCGTACCGCCGCCGCGATCGCGCGTTACGCCGAACGCTGGCAGCTGACAAACGGCGAGGTCGTGGACAGCCTGATGTGCTTCTACAAGCGCGAGATGAGAAAGAGGTATAACCATGAGTGAGAATTACAACGCCACCGGCGAAGTCAAGGAGATCAGCATTCTGGATATGATGAATGGCGCGATTGGTGAGCGCGCGGCCTACGAGTTGACGCGCATCATGAAAAACTGCCGCGACTTCAACACTGAGGCGAAAAAGGCGCGGACACTGACCATCAAGCTGTCCATCGTGCCGACCGAGAACCGCGACAGCGTGGCTGTCCGTGCGGAGGTAAGCAGTAAGCTGGTTCCGGTCAAGCCGATCGACGGCGCACTGCTGCTCGGCGGTACGGACGCAGAACCCATCGTTATGGAGTACACGCCGCAGGTGCCCGGTCAGCAGTCGTTCGACCCGTCCGTTGACACCGAACCCAAGGTCGTCAAGCTGGCGTAAATCAATAGGAGGATATTCAAAATGATCAAGGAAGCACTGGAATATATCGTAAACCTTTCGGCTCCGCATCTGGAGTTCCGCAATGGCAGCCACTATGCAGACCGCACGCTGCACCGTATCCCGAACGAGCTGACGGCATCGCCGCTGGCCGTACATACGCTGTCGGCGGTGCGCGACTACATCGAGAGCGGCGCAGATGAATGTGCCGAGGATGAGGACAGCATCGGCCGCCGCTTCGTTATCCATGTTGCGGATTACGACCGCGTGTACCTGTACCGCGAGCTGAACAGCGACAAGGCGCGTGAGTGCCTGCTGGAAGCCGAGCTGTCCGCATCGACGTTCCGTTTGGCCGCTGGCTGGGCGTGGAGGAGTTCATCATCAATATGCAGACGCATTTCGTGCCGGGTGCAAACCGTGACACGCTGGTGCAGCTCATCAGCACGGTAACGACCGAGAACGGCGTATCGCTGGCAGACGACGGCATGACGCAGCGCGTGACGGCCCGCAGCGGTATTTCTCTTGTGAAGCAGGTGAGCGTGCCGAACCCGGTTGTACTGGCGCCGTACCGCACATTTACCGAGGTTGAGCAGCCGAAAAGTCCGTTCGTGTTCCGTATTCGCCAGACCGGCGATGAGGTGCAGGCGGCACTCTTTGCGGCGGATGCGGATGCATGGAAGCGTGAGGCCATCGCAAATATCCGCGACTGGTTCGAGCAGTACATTCCGCAGGAGCTCCGCGAGGACGTTATCATTCTGGCGTAAGCAGGCAAGGCACAGGGCGGCAACCCCGCCCTTCCTGCCCTGAAAACCGGAGGTGATACTACGGGCAGAAATTGTAAAGTTGCGTTGGACTGGTGGCCGAGAGATATAGGGCTGTTCCGCGATCCCAAGCTGCGAAGTGTGCGGCAGGAATTCGGCGTACTCGGGCCATATATCTATGAGTGCCTGCTCGACATCGCCTACGGCGATAAGGGCTATTACATCAATTATTCCGGCCGAGGGCGTGAGGACGTTCTCTGGCAGCTTTCGGAATACGTTGCCGGGCGGTACGCCGTGCCGGTGGAGACAATCGCGAACGTGATCGACCGTTTGGTGGAGTGTGAACTTTTTAGCGACGGCCTGTACAAGCGAGGGTTTATCACGTCGAAAAGAATGCAGATGAGTTATTTCATTGCTACGCTGGGACGCAGCGGCGTGCAGATTAACTTTGACATCTGGCTGCCGACCGAGGAAGAGATGCGAGAGAAAAACCCGAGCGGCAAGTCTTTTGTGCTGCAATCCTTTATTTCTTGGCGAGAAAAACATATAACTGGGCAAGAAACGGACGTTTCTCAGCCGGAAAGTACACACAGTACAGAACAGGACAGTACAGGAGAGAACAGTATAGTACAGCACAGCAGAGAACAGCAGAGCAGTGCGCCGGCGAGCGCTCTGGCTGATGAGCTGGAGGAGCTGCTGGGATGTAGATTTGATAAGAATTTCTGTCTGGAACTGGCACGTCTGCAAAAGCTGGGTATGCAGAAGGAAGTGTTTTTAGACGCTGCGCGGCAGACCAACGATAAGACACCGAGGAGTCCTGCGGCGTACTTCCGCACCGTGCTGCAAAGCTGCGAGAGGGATGGTATCCTGACGGCGGCGGATCTCGGCGCGACCAGGGCGAAGCCGATCGAGCAGAGCAGACCAAAGCCGCAGGACGACGGCGGCTATCTTAGCCCGACGAACCTTCACGGCTCGAGCTGCGGGCAGGAAAATGCGCCGCTCGCGGACTGGGAGGAGGCGTGGCTTGCACAGAAGGCGGAGATCAGAAAGAGACGCCAGGAAGCAATCGAACGTGGGGAAGAAGTGGACTGAGGAGGAGAACAACCATGAATGAGAGAGTGATCTGGACGCATCCGAAGGGGCGTTTTGAGGTCGTGGAGCGTACATACAGGGCACTGGACGGCAGGCTCGGGCGCGTGCGCGAATGCCGCTTCACGCTGCGGCGTGATGTGCGCGGACTGGCGTGTGATGTAGCTGCTCAGCCAATCAGCGTTGAGCCGGCGCTTTGCGTGCCGCAGAAAGGCGTGCATGGTCCGGTGACCGCCGCCGATGTAGACACGTGGTGCAAGTGGTACCGGCAGGGCAAGTCCGTTGCGGACATCTCGGAAATGGCGGGACGGAACGAGAAAACTGTCACTGCCAAGCTGAAAAAGCGCGGGGTGCTGCTGACAGACGAGGAACAGCGGAAAATCCGAAGCCTTGCCGCGCAGGGCTGGACGGCGGCGAAGATCAGCAAGGAAATCGGGTATCCAAGAGCAGCGGTGCGCTGCTGCGTGCGGGAGATGGAGGTGCAGCATGGCGAAGTGTAAATTCTGCGGGGAGCCGGTTAAGGCTGCACCGGTGTTCCACCTGTCCTGCTGGGAGCAGGCGGTGAACAAACTTGCAAGCGAGATCTGCGATGAGTATTGCAAGTTTCCGTTTGAGATGGACTATGAGGCGTTGGTAGACAAGTGCGAGCAGTGCCCGATGGTACGGCTGAAAGAGTTGGGAGGGAAAGTATGATGCTGGAACTGACCCGTCAGGACGTTATCGCCCTGACCAACGAAAGCAAGCGCAAGGCTGTGCTGTCTGGCTGGCAGAACTGGGGCATCTGGCACAAGGCACCCGAGATCGGGCTTAGCGTGTACCGGCTCGACCTGCCGGACGGCAGCTTTTTCACCGCAAGCTGGTACGAGGGCGACAATTTCTTTCCGGGCGGCGGTACGCATAACGTCAACCGTCCGCGTTACAACTTCGGCGACAAGGGCGGCAAACTGAAAGCTGGGAACAAGGCCGAGAGCCTGCTGACGGATAAACTCAAGGAGCTGCGAAAGGAGCTGCTGGAACGGGGTGAGAACCATGGCGCTTGAAATCATACCGATCTCGCTGCGAGGCGCAAATGCCTATGTAAGAGATCATCACCGTCATCACAAGCCGACTGTCGGACATAAGTTTTCGATTGCATGTGCGGATGGAGATAAAATCGTCGGTGTTGCTATTGTAGGCCGACCGGTGTCGCGCCACTTGGATGATTACTGGACACTGGAGGTCAATCGTCTGTGCACGGACGGCACGCGCAATGCGTGCTCCATGCTCTACGCTGCCGCATGGCGAGTTGCCCGGGCGATGGGATACAAGCGACTTATAACGTACATTTTGGAAAGCGAACCGGGGACAAGCCTGAAAGCCGCTGGCTGGAAGTGTATGGGGAAGGCCGGCGGCCTGCGCTGGACAGGCGCTCGCTGTCCGGAAACGGATCTTTATCCGGCAGAAATGAAATTGAGATGGGAAGTGACGACCTATGAAAACTGATGAACTGATCAAAGCCCTTGGAGGTCTGAAAGTCCAGACCGGCTCCCTGGCCTGCCTTGGCTGCGGGCATGAGCATAACTGCGGTGTGCATGGCTGCGCGATCATGCGGGAGGCTGCGGTGCGGCTGAACCTGTACGAATACGCGCTGAAACAGGTCGCAAAGGAACGCGACACGTTGCTTGCGCAGCTGAGGCGCCTCGGCGGCTGCATGGGCTGCATCGGGCATATGAACCCGGAGGCGCGGCTCTGCATCGACTGCGACGAGACGTTCTGCGCGTGGCAATGGAACGGAGGTGCAGGGATGACGGACAAGCAGCTGCGTGAACGAGAAAAAGGAGAAGTACCCCATGGCCAAGACTAAGAACAAGCGCCCGGGTAAACCGCGCGGCATGAACTACGCCGATATGCTTGCACGTAAGCGCATGATCCGCGAGGCGGTACGGGAAGCGGCAGACGATGCCACCGTACGACTGCGCGCGGACACGGCAACGCAGAAAGCGCTCTGGTTGGCGGTCTGCTCGGTGGCCGATGCCTATGGTTTCGGTCCGGAGCGCATGAAGAAATTCTTTGTTGCGCTGCAGGAGAACAACGACGAAATCACGCGCATGGAGAAAGAGGTCGATGCCGACTACGCCTATGAGAAATTGCGACTCAAGGCCGAGCGCGTGACCGGTATGAAGATTGAGTATCTGTATGAGCACGAAGCACAGGAGAATAAACATGAAAGCAATCCGTAAAAAGCCCGGCTGTGCGCCGGAGATCATCGAAGTGGAGAATACGCTGAAAGCCCTGCAGACCGAAGTCGGCGGGTATATTGAGACGGTGACAATCGCAAGCGACGCGGTCATCATCTGCAACGAGGAGGGATGCATTCTCGGTCTGCCGTACAACTGCCGGTTTTTCGGCGTGGATTTCGTCGGTACGGTGCTCCTCGTCGGCACCAAGGGCGACGAGTTCTGCGACGTTCCGCCGATTGACGGCTTTGTGGAGGTGCTGCGGCATGGCTGAATACATTGAGAAGCAATCCGCGCTGGATGCAATCTTAAGGGAACCGCCGGACGCGCATTATCCGAGCTGGTACATGGCTAAGATTAAGATGCTGCCTGCCGCCGACGTTGCACCAGTGGTGCATGGGCGGTGGGGCACGGGACGGTTCAATCTGGAAACGGGAAACTATGAGGAGCAGTGCACCCGCTGCCGGAATTTCTCGAAAGAGTACGGCAAGCCTTACTGCCCCAACTGCGGGGCGAAGCTGGACGGAGGTGCAGACAATGCATGATTTGCTCATCAATCTGGACTGTATCCTGTGGCTGGTTCTGTTCTTCATTGTGCTGCACCGGGTCAACTTCTGGGACGGGAAATTCCGTGAGCTGCACGAGGAACTGCTGAGAACAATCCGAGAGGAAGACAAGGAATGAACGATTTCAGTGGTCCGGTAGACAAGAAAACAGCGAAAACCCTGCTGAAACTATGCAGGAAGACCATTCCGGTTATGACACTGCTGGACGCATACACCATTCAGGCTATTCTGCATGGAGCGGAACGGCGCGCCAAAGAGAGGGAGGACACCCATGACGATTAACCAGGCAATCCGCATCCTCGACCCGGACACCACGGCCGAGGCCCTGGGCGAGATCGAATACTACGGCGGTCTGCACGGCCGCGAGAAGATGGTCGCCGCCTGCGACGAAGCCTGCCGCATGGCGGTTCAAATTATGAGAAAATACATGGAGGAACAAAAATGAAAAAGAAAATCATGGCGGCACTGCTCTGCGGTGCTATGATGTGTAGTCTGTCGGCCTGCAGGGAGAGCGAGCGCGTTGCGTACAACATCTCGAAGGAGGCGGACAATTTCAACGTCACGCGCCGTCTGGAAGTCATCAACGCGCGTACGGACAAGCCGGTGTTTGAGCTGATCGGCAACTTCGCCATCTCGAACAACAGCGAGAACGAGCTGGAGGTGACTGTCGAGACCGGGCAGGGCGTTTACAAGAAACACCTTGTGTACCTCAACGACTGGACGATCTACGTTGTGGAGGACGTCAGTGGCGCTTACGTGGACAAGTTCCACTACGAGGTGAATTTCCTGCCGGAGATGATCATTCCGGTTACGGTGACGTCGCATGACTAAATACAGCGACAAGGTTCGGCGCTACTTAGCATGGAGGTACGGCAATGAAGAAAAAGCGGGTCAATCCGCACAGGCGGCCGGCGACACTGGCGGACGTACAAAAGGCAAAGAAAGCCGCGCAGAACGAGGCGGTAACAACAGCATGGGCAATCTTTTTCTCGGCGCTGCGGGATAAGGAGGGCTTCGGCTACACACGGCTCCGGCGGGTCTGGGACGAGGTAAACTACCTCGCGGACAGCGTTTCCAAGGGCTATGTGTCGATCGCCGATCTCGAAAAGGAACTCGAAGACTACGGAATCACGTTGAGGTAGGATTATGACAACGAAGGATTGGCTGAACCGCGGGTGGGCACTCGACCGCGAGATTACGGCTTTGGAGAGTGCCAAGCGCCGCGCCTACGACCGCTGCGTGTCCGGCGTGGCATCGGTGAGCGGCGCACCGGGCGGCGGCCTGAGCCGCTACGCCGACTTTGCCGCACAGTTGGATGCCCAGATCGACAAGCTGATCGACATCAAGCAGGAGATTGCGGCGGTGATCGCGGAGGTACCGGATGCTTCACTGCGTGCGCTGCTGGTACGGCGGTACATGAATTTTGAGAAGTGGGAAGTAATCGCCGTCTGCCTGAACTATTCCCGCAGACAGGTGACACGACGGCACGGACAGGCGCTCAAAGAGGTCAGCAGGATTCTCGCTGAGAATGATGTCCTTTAATGTCCCACTAAGTCATGCTATACTTGTATCATGAAGTTCAGCGGGAATGAAACTGAGGTCCCGCATTTCTCCTGCTTCATAGCATTGGAAACACCTCCGGAAGAGCACTCTTGGAAACAAGGGTGCTTTTTCGTGCCCAGAATTCAGAAAGGACGGTGCAGAATGGCAAAAGGCAAATATCAGGAATGGCTTACGCCGGACGGCATCACCCGTCTGGAAGCGTGGGCGAGGGATGGTCTGACAGATGAGCAGATCGCAGCCAGGATCGGCATTACGACTAGCACGCTGTACGACTGGAAAAACAAATACTCGGAGTTTTCGGAGGCCTTAAAAAGGGGAAAAGAGGTCGTAGACATCGAAGTTGAGAACGCTTTACTCAAGCGTGCACTCGGCTACGATTACACCGAGGAGCGTGTAGAGCGCAGTCAGGATGGTGGCAAGAAGAGCATCAAGACCGTGCAGACAGTCAAGCACATTCCGCCGGACACGACCGCGCAGATCTTCTGGCTGAAGAACC